ATTTACGTCTCCCGAGATATAGAAGATAGTAGCGGAGGCGTTATCGCCCCAGTCATTAGGAGCGTCCTTAGAACCATTAAGAGAATGAAACTGAGGGAGGAGACGGGAGCGCTTATGACGAGAGACGCTATCTAACTGGGTTAAACAACGAGGGGCGCTTTCAAGGGTAATAACAATCTGTAATCCCGTATACATATTCGCCCAGATTTTAGGAGATCTAAAAATTCCTGTTTCTAATGGGAGACATAATTTACAGGATAAATAGTTATCGTCTGTAAAGGCGCCCTGTTTCGCGTCCCCTACGAAGGTCTCCTTAGAGTAAGGATTCGTAAATGTATCCGCACACTCAGAGCGAGTCTGTCCCAGAGTTCCTCTGGTCTCAGGTATCCAGATAGTCGCGCCTTCCGTCAGGGCGCGCTTTTTCTTTTCACTATCATTCGTATCATAATCTCTCATGATAGAGACCAGAGAATTATAGTCCTGAATTTCTTCAAGGAGAACCGAACCGAATTCCGCTGAGGTATAGATACGAATATCTTTAATTAAACTCTGACCCCCGAGGCGCGGGTCCAGTTGAAGGCGCGTGGCGTGAGTGGAGGCGTCTAATGTAGGCATTTTAATTTTAAAATCACCTTGTAAATAACATTCGTCAGGTTTAATAAACTTAGTTGAAGGAGGGACGTTGATTCTTACTTCTTGACCCGCTGAGAAATCAAGACCATTTAATACAGGGACAGATTTAGAAGTCTGTTCTATTGGGATAGAGTTTTCCGCTTTCCAGAATGATACCGACATTATTTTATAATATACTTTATAAAATAAAATTAATAAAAAAAAAATTATGAAAGTTAAATTATTTATTGAGCGGTTCTACCGACAGCGAGGGCGCCCGCTCCCGCCAGACTTACAGATCCCGCTTGGGTCTGTTGTTCTGGTCCTAAATCTTTATCCGCTTGTTCTGTATCCTGTTGTATCTGTTTCTTTTTATCGTCGGCACTCTGAAATCCCGCGATAGTCTGTTCCGCTCCCGCGCCTACTTGTACCACGTCTCCGAACGCCTTCATACCTAAACCGAACATAGCGCCGACTGGTCCACCGAAAGTCATTAATCCAGTACCTACCATATCTAATCCCGCTCCTCCTATATCGGCGATATTAGTGATTTTATCCATGGTAGACATAGACCCCCAGTCGTCTTTTAATTCTTCGGCGTCTAAACCTATGGAGGCGACGTCCCCGATAACACCTAAACCCGTAGCGAGTTTCCCCGCTGATTTACCGATTGTCTGGGCGGTTTCTTTTCCTACTATTTCTCCTTTCTTAAATAACTTCGCCGTATCTCCCGCGCCCTTTACTATATCCTCGGTCGCCCTTATTGGGGTTCCTACTTTCTGAATATTTTTCGCGGTGTTGAGACCTTGGGCGAGAGCGGAGGCGTGTTGTCCCGCTTCTTTCATGGCGCCCGTATTGGCGTCGGTTCCCGCCTGAGATTGTAGATCTTGTCCCGTTTCTTTATTAGTTAATTTCTGTTTAGTTAAATTTCTGTTGTATAGTCCTACCTGTTGATTAAAGTTTTTTAATTCAGAAGAATATTCAGCGTCTCTTGTTCTATCAGCGTTACCGAATTCCATTATTTTATATTATTAAATATATTAAAATATTATTATCTTAATTATTAATTTATTCTTCTTCTTCACTTGAAACCTCTTCCTCACTTGGACCCTCAGGATAAATCTTCTCATTAAAGTTAACCCAGATCTCCGCGGGATTCTCAGTTAATTTTAAGGTCATGAAGTCATATTTTTTCTTAGTCGCTTTTTTATACATTTCTCTAAAATTCTTATCACCCCCGAACATACCCGACCACTCCTCACTCAGTTTCTCCACTTCCGCCTCATTTGTTAATCTACCCACCAGAACCCAGTTGGCGTTAGCGCGGATCGTGGGACTTACTTTTTTTAGTAGTTGACTGGATACAATAAATAAATCTATATTGTAATGACGATAACGGGACGCGAGATTATTCAGCGCCGTAGTCTTCTCACCTAAACAATCGTCGCACACTAAACACATACTCGGCATATCCGCTTTATCATATTGAGATTGACGCTTAACTATATCTTTAATTAAATCGTCTGAATAAAAATCATAAGTATTAAACGCCTGTTTTATAAAACGGGACGTCTGGTCGTTGTTAATTGTTGTTGAGATTATAGTTGTCTCATTAAAGAAATCCTGTCCGTAGAAATCTTTATTTAATAACATATTCGAAATAATGGTTGACTTTCCCGTTTTAGTAGGCATTACCATAAGAACAAGAGAAGGAGGTTGAGGTAGGTTAGGGTGTAGCGCCTTCTTTTTTAAATGGGGAGGATCAACTACTTTCAATATCTTTAACTTTTTACTCATTATAATATATCTAATATATTATTTTTTTTTAGATTTTTTAACTAATCTAAATCGGGGTCTATGTCTACGCCTATGTAATTTCTATTTAATAAATCACACCTATTCCCTACTATATTATTATGGTGGGTCATGTCTAATATTGTATCTCCTTCATTTGAATAAGTCTTTATAAAAAAATCTATCATTTCGTCGCTCCTTGTAATACCATTACCTTTCCCTTTTCTGATAGGATATTCTAAATATGTATTTGGATATCTCCCATAGTGTCCCTCTTCTTCTACGTATTCATTATCTTTATTTACTCCTTTCTCTCCCCAGTAGGCAGATTTTCCTCCGTATTTAACATTTCTTTTTATATGGTACTCATTCCCTATCATTTGAGGATTATATGTTCCTCGCTTTTTATAGTAAATAAATATCTCTTCCATATTTCTTAATGGTTGATATTTCGCTGAAAAAAACCCCGTTGAATTATTTTTCTTCCATGAATAATTATATTTAGGTTTTTCATATTTTATTAATTCATAAGTAAACGGGATCGCTGAATGTAAAGCGATTACTCCATTAGGTTTTAATACTCTCCACATTTCAATAAATAAAATTTCCCAGTTCAATATAGAATCCCATTTCGCCTTAGTCTGAGAATTAAAAGGCGGGTCCGTATATATGAAATCAATACTATTTTTTTCAAGGGTTTTTATTACTTCGTGTATATCCCCTTTTATATATTCTATCATTTATATTATTATTTAGATTTTTTTTTAACTAAGTGAACCTTATCAATTTTATACGCTTTACTCTTAGGATTAATTGAAGCGTATACCCGAGCGTACGCCCACTCGTCCGCCGACTTAATATGAGGACGAACTGAATAGGGCGCCGAAACATAAGCGCCCTGACCTTTCTTAAATATTGTTTTTAAACCTTTCAACTCATATCCCGTAATATCAGATATCTCTTTTAAAGAGTGAGACTTAGTTAATGGTTTGAATTTATACTTTCTATTAAATTCGGTTTTATAAGTCATTTATAATTAAAAGAAGATAAAAATTAATGTCCTTGATTTTCTAAACTTTTACAATATGTCACCCATACTCTCACACATTCATTTAACGCCTCACACCACGTATAACCACATGATACACAACAACCATTATTATCATAAGGAGATCTAACCATATAATAAAATAATAAAGGTATACTCATTTATATAAATAAAAGAAAAAAATACTAATGTCCCCGAAAATAAAAGAAGTCCCGAAAAATGAGGACACGTCCCCGAAAATATCCAGAAATAATCAGAACTTCACCAGAGATATTTATTGATTATCACTTTTATATTTTAGAGAATTATTTTATATATTTTTGAGGACTTTGAGGACTTTGAGGACTTATGTAATAAAGTATTATTAGATTCTTATGTTTCTATTACGTAGAGAGACGTAAAAGTCTGTGTCCTCATAATTTAGAGTGAATTTATTTTTGAGGTCATGTGTCCTAAAAAATGAGGACACTAAATAATTTTAGAAACAATCCCGAAAATATCCCGCCTCCCCATATTGAGGAGGTCTCTGTGGTTGTAGAGCGTTGTTAACCATACCGAGATTATTGTTGATAGTTGTTTGGTGTTGTTGTTCTTTCTTCTTCTGTTCTTTTCTCGCTTTTCGTTTAGTATCATATCCCTCTATCGCTCTCTTCTGTAATTCTACTAACATATCCGCGGGGAGATCTTCTATTGATATAGACTTTCTCTGGGGTGTTGGTTCTGGTTTAGGTTTATCTTCAACCTCTTCACGTAGTTTCTGAATATCTTTCTTTTTCTTTTTAGATTGTAGTTCTTTTAGTTCTTTCTTTTCTAACGCTTTCGCCCTACGAGTAGCGAGCGCCTTTTCTCTACCTAATCTTAATCTTTCAAGTTGTTCTTCTGTCATGACTCTCTTTTTCTTTTCTTTCTTCTGTGGTGGTTGTTTCTTAGGTTTCTTCTCTACGAAGATATCCTCCTCAGGTATAATCTCCTTAACCTTTACGTCGGGCATTACCTCCTCCTGAGGTTCAGGTTCACCTGTTTCTCCGTCAGACATATTCTCCTCTTCAAGTGGTTCGGGGTCTTCTTGTAATAAATCTACTTGAATATTTGGTAAAAGGTCCATTTTACTTTAATAAATATAATAAAATTTTCTATAAAATTATTAAAAATATGTGAAAATTTCTATAAAAAGGTATTGTAAAAAATCTAAATTAAGAATTACCAGAACCACCCCTTAGCGATATCCTCCCTCTCTTGTTGTTCTTTATTTATCCTATCCCGATTGAGTTCATGTAATCTATTCTTTATAACTGATACGTCATTCTTAATAGACTTGACGTCGTTTACTAAATCGTTTAAAGTTTCAAGGACTTCGTCTATGGGTTTATTCTCGGGCATTATTTTATAATTTAGAAGATATAAAAATTATCTTATATAAATTATTAAAATGTCTGATAGTGGTATTCTTCAACAATTTAATATTAATGAACTGGCGGGCGCCACAGGTTTAATCTTAGGGGCGTTAGGTGGTATCCTCGCGATCATATTTAAGTCCCGTTGTTATTGTAGATTAAATCTCTGTTATCTCTGTTATTGTGAACGTAAACCTCCACCAGATCCCGAGGTAGATAGTAGCGGAGAAGAAGACGAGGAGAAACTTGTACCACCTCCTAAGAAAGATAAAAAAGATAAAGTAGATAGAGGAAGTAAAGAAATAGAGAAGGGAGGAGAATCTGAACCTGAACCTGAACCTGAACCTGAACCTATCCCTTAATCGTCATTAAACTCTCGAACACACCACCCGAATCCCCAGAAACAACAACACCTAAACATTATTATATTAAGTAATTAGAAAATAATTTTACCATAATTTATTATACGCCCAGTAGTTAGCGGTATTCTTATCTAAGTATGTAAATTCTCCTTTTTTATTTTTAATACCAGACGCGCGCCCTCGGTAGTTATCTCTTCTTTTTTTATCTCCATGATCTAATCTTTTATAGTATCCTAATTTATCTTTAAAATGTTGATAATCTTTATGACCGAAACCTATTTTTTTGAATCCTCTTTTATTATCTGATTTAACGTATACGAAGTATTTACTTTTAGTATTAGTCTTATTGACCCATGGTTTATATAATATAGGTTTACCCTGTTTATCTAACGGCATTTTATATTAATTAAGATATTTAAAATATCCGTATATTATTTAAAAAAAAAATATATAAGTAATTATATAAATGGAACAACTATCCGACGAAAGAATTAAAAACATTATTAATCAATATGAAAGGAAGCGTATGAAGGAGAAAGAGAGATATGAACTGATTAGAGATACGGACGATTTCAAGAATAAGAATAGGGAACGAGCGAGGATTCATTATCAAGTAAATAAAGAAAAGAAAAAAGAGAAATATGATAATAATAGAGATTTCATGAATTCAAGAAGTTCTTATTACTATTACAAGAAGAGAGATAAACTCGATATTTTTAAAGAAAAATATCCGAATAAAGTAAAAACTTTATTGGAAAATAATATCATTATTTAATTTTCGCGATTTTTAAACTTTTAACCTTCTATCTATAATTTTAAATTTTCATATTTTACGTCTTCTTTAAGTCATAAAATATTTATTAACTTATATTTTTAATATACTAATTCAATTTTAAAAGTATTTAAAAAAATAAAATCTATACTTAATTATAAAGTAATGGAAGAAAATAAAATCATGGATAAATTATCTAAACTAAATAATATGAAGACATTTACCCTTAATGAAAGATATGATACGATCAACGCCCAGAAAATACTTCACTCTGATATAGTGGACGCGGAGTATAAGGGTTCTATCAAGAAATATCTTAAAAATGGTAAAAATGGTAAAGTAGAGGTAGAATATATTCAGAATGATATTGGGAGATTAAATATTAAAGTAAAGGGATTAAAAGAAGGTGAATCATGTATTACTCAGTCTCTTATGTGGAGGGACGTTAAGTCCGCTCTATGTAAAAAGAATTATGTAGATATAGATATGGTAAACGCTCACCCTATCTTTTTACAACATATCCTAAAAGATAAAGGTTTAGATTGTTCTATCCTTTCGGCGTACAATAATAATCGCGATAAATTCTTTAAAAAAATGGAGAGTAAAGGATTAAGTCGGGATAATTGTAAAGTCCTCCTAATGAGGATTTTTTATAATGGTTCTATCCCTGTTTTCTGTAAAGAAAATAAACTTGAAAAAGAAGATATCCCTGATATGATTTATGACTTAGAATCAGAAATTAAAAAGAATAATAAGATCTTATTAAATACGAATGAACTTCTAAAATATAGAATGAAAGCGATTGAGAATAAAGGCGCTGATTATCATAATTTAGACGGGACCGCTATGAGTTATTTCTTACAGACGATAGAATGTAAGTGTCTTATGGTAATGTTAAAATATCTGAAAGAAAAAGGACATA